GCCTTTATAATTTCGGCTGTTAACATTCTTTCTACTTGTCTGTTTAATACTGCCGAATTGCCAATAAAGCGCCTGCGTGGCATCCTAAAGTTTACCTTTCGGCTATGTGCCTTTACTGTTGCGGCCTTTACGGTTTCTTTGCGGCCAGCCCGCTTGCGGGTGAATGATTTGCGGCTTGATGCTTTAACGTTGGCCGTGCCTACAACCCTGCCGCCATCATTATGTATTTGCGCGTATGGTACATCGGTGCCAATAATCGCATATTCACTATTAGCGCTTATCTTTCGGATGCTACGCATTAACCGGGCGGTCTTAACTAAAATCTTACGGCTGTTACTTCGCTTCGTTTTTCCTAATACTTTGCGTTTTTTCCAAGGCTCTGTATTATTATCAACCCAGTTTTGGGCGCGGAAACGTTCTTTAGTAAAGTTGACGGCAATGGTAGCTGCCTTGGTAGGCAGCGTACCATATACTTTAGTTAGCCTATCCAGTATAAGCAGGTATTCTCTTAAATCCTCTGCCATTATTGCCCGTATGAAGTTTCAATATTACCTATCATCCTTGCGCAAAGCTGGGTAAACCATTGTTCCAACTCTTTTTTATTCATGCTGGAAACATCTTGGTTCGTTGATTTAAAATCACCCATTTTAATCATGGCATCCATGTTAAAGGTTAGGTTTTTTATTTGTTGCTGGCTACCAGTTACTTTACCGGCATCAGGATTTGAACCCACATTGCTGGTGCCGGGCTTGCCTACAACTGGCGGCACTAAAGGTTTTGGTTTGCCGTTGGCATCGGTGCCGCCAGCCGCTGCTAATTGTGCGGCCTTGTCATCTTTCACGGTGTTATCGTACCCTTTATTAAAGGCCTTTTTTATACCGCCATCCATAATGCTGGCCACGGCGGTACCCCCTTGTATTAATCCCTCTTTAATCATCGCCGGATTAAACAAAAAAGTACCAATCATTACCTTACCTAAGCCTATAAACAAGTCAACCAAAAGTTTACCCACTTCAAGTAAACCGGCCAAACTTGCCCTAAAGGTTAGGGAATGTTTGTAAGCGTACACCAAGCCGCCAATTAACGCGCCGATACCTGTAACAATCAACCCTACAGGATTTGCAGACATAGCTAAATTCAATGCCCACATCCCAATTTCCAGTATGCCGGTGGCAATGGCGGCACCGCTTGTTGCCAATGTATAAACACCCCATGCAGCCGCAATACCGCTGATGACGTAGCCAAAGCCAATAAACAGGTCGCTATGGCTCATTATCCAATCGCCAATACCGCCCAAAGCATTTACACCAACGCCGCCAATTTCAATTAAAACGGCCTTTGCCTGGTTAAGCATCACTTTCCAGCTGTCTAAAGGCTCTTTGGCGTTTTCAACGGCTGCGTTTAATTGCCCCTGGCTATTAGTAGTAAAATCAATATCATCCTTAAGCTGGCTTACGCCTTGCGACATTTTAGAAAACGCCATTGATGATTCCATATCTAAACCTATTTTGGCGAATTTTTTAACCCGCTGCTCATCGGTTAACCCCGCCATTGCTTTGTTAAGATCACTTGCAATGCCTACCATATCCCGCATTTTTCCATGCGCATCAAATATGTCAATCCCTAAGGATTTAAAGCCGCCTTTAGTCTTAGTACCATAAACAATATCAGGGTCTGATAGTACTTTCATTGCATTGGCTAATGCAGTGCTTGCCGCCTCTGCCTTTAAACCACTCGCTGTTAAAAAGGCATACATACCGGCAACTTGTTCAAGGCTTACACCGGCCATTCTTGCGCCTGGAATAATTTTAGGCAGGTAGGTAGCTATATCTGCAAATTCTGCTTTACCCTTGTTCACCGTTGCAAACAACACGTCATAAATGCGGGTTGCGTCCATTATTCCGGTACTCGACATTAAACTTGTGGCTGCATCAGCGGCAACACCTGCTTCAGTGAAACCCGCCTTTGCGGCTAATAAGGTCGGTTTTAATGTATCCATTGTCGTTTTTACATCAAAACCGGCACTGATGATCTTGTTAAAGGTTTCAGGCACTTGCATAATATCGCCGGTGCCTGTTTTACCTATTTCAAGTAACTGGTCGCTTAGCCCGGCAAGTTCCTTTTTGCTAAGCTGGGCGGTTACGTTAACCTTGGCCATGCTCGTTTGCCATTCGGCGTTCATCTTACCGGCGCTGACCCACGCCGCACCCAACGCCAGCACTGATGCAATTATTAGCGCATAGGGATTTGCCAATAATTCAAGGGCATCGCTTAAGCCGGGTATTTGCTCCTTAGCGGCGGCAAATGCCTCAATGCTGCTAACCTTAATTTCACCCAGCTTTTTTTTAGCGGAACTTACCGCATTGTTAAGGCTGTCCCTTGCGCTGCTTAAGCCTGCTTTAAGCTTGTTTTTTAATTCCAAAAGCAATTCAACTTTTGCCTGTCCTGCACTCATATTTTGTTTTTAATTATTTTTTGTACATTTGTAATGGCTTGGGGGGGCTTTCATAGTTCGCCTGAGCCCTTTTTTTTGCCTTAAAACTTCGTTATGGCATCGCGGGTATACTTAGTTACCTTTTCGCTATCGCTTTTAATAATCCATATTTCTTTAAGATTATCAGCCCTCATAACCCGGCTTTTAATAGCCTTTTTCAAGCTGGCGGGTTTCATGTCGCCGGTTAACCTGATGCAAACAATATCAGCCTGTTTTTTTCCAGCCCTTATCAGTGCATCAATGGCGTTTGATGTATTTGCCAAACAGGTTTTTAACTCAACTATATCCTCACCAACCTTACAATCAGGGCTTTTGCGCGTACTCTGCAAATGGTCGGGCAATACAAGCTTTCTTAATGCTGCCTGGGCTTTATTTGAGGGGTCTATTTCAGGCAGCAAAATCACCTTTTCGCCACTGTTAGCCAGTATTTTGGCTGTCTCAAATTCGTTATCCCAATCGCTTGCTTTGCTGTGCAGTGGGTTGGTGTAAACGTAGCCGCCGCTTTTGCCTGCATGTATTTTTTCGTATAAAAACGGGTTGTTATTGTCGGCAGCTTGCAAAACACTATCCGGCAAATGGTCGTAATACGGGTGGTCATCAGGAAATACCAGCCCGTTTTCTGCAAGGTTGGTTTGAAACATCTTGGGCGTATCAGTAGGTAAAATAACTTTGCTCATATCAGTTACTTTGCCGCCCGTGCTTTGTTCCACATCGCACCGGCACCCCCAGCCGTTAGGTGTATAGTTCTTTTTCCAAAACGCATCATCCATAGGGCGCGTTACGCCGTCAAGTAATTGATGCGATGGCCTAACGTTGGCATCTCCAACCGTTCTGTAAGTCAGGTTAGGGAATATGTCTTTCTCCTTTTGAAACTGTACCCAGCGGCCAGCCATTTGCCCCGAACCAATGGCAGTGTTGCGTTCTACCGGCAGGTAGCGGCCAGTGTACTCATTGTTAATGCGGCGGCAAATTTCCCGGTGTTCGCTTTCAGGTACTATGTTGCCACCTTTATCATACAAAGCCATTGTCATGGCTTTCATTTGCTCATGAGTTTTGGCAAAGCTGAACTGGTAAACGTTTTTCTGCAGGTTTTGGATCATATCCCAATCCGGGCTATTCCAAGCTACATCAAACAGCTTTTTTGTGTACCCATCAGCAACAGCCTGGCTAATGGTAGTGGCTACTTTACCGGCAAGGTTTACAGGTATTTTACCGGGTTTATACCCCTTGTAAAATACTTTTATAAGCTTTTCAATATCGCCGCTGATGTCAAAATCGGGCAAGCCGTCTGCACTGGCATGAAAGCCACCGCATTTAGGACATACACCGGCATAAACGGCATCTAATGTTTTTTTAGACAATACCTGCCCCGACAGTTCGGGGCTTAGCTGAAAAAACCCGAGAACCTCGCTTGGGCGTTACTGGCAACAGGTGCAGCGGGTTTTGTTCTACCACTGATAGGGAAATTGAATGTTTCTGATACCCATTCATCTTTTATATCATACCCCAACTCTAAGGCCTTTGCAATTATATCCCAGTGATCTTTTAGCGTTAAATCTTCCGATCTGTCAAATACAAACTCTTCGGTTTCTGTAAATGGCATCCCGGCAGCTCTAAGTATTGGCAACACCTGGTTGTTAATACAAAACTCTATCTTTTTCTTATCCCGTTCGGCAATGATATAGTTGAGCGTGTCTTGGTGTACCTCTGCCTGGCTTTTGCTACTGCCATTGTCGCTTACCATGGTGCCGCCTAAAATGCGCTTGCTTATTTGTGCATCGCAGTATTCCATTTGCTTCAAAAACACATTGTAAGGGTCGCCTTTGCCAGCTTCGTTTTTAACATCCAATGTAGTGCCTGCCGGGAATATGGCTTGTGCTGCACGTCCCAAAGCTTTAAGCATGGCCTCTATGCGGTCAAGTTCCTTTTTATCGCGGGTGTTTGTTGTGGCCGTTATTAATGGTATACCAAACTTTTGTTGAAATTCAGACCAGCATTGACGTGATGTTTTTTTCCAAATCAAATCCGGCACAATGTCATTCATGATACCAAATTTGGTTTGGCTTTTCATTACCACAAAGGAATTTGCAAAAGCCGGGTCGGTAGTCATAACCCCTTTTTCGCCACGCGCTTCAAATAAAACCATATCCAGTTGCGGTACAAAGTTTCGGCGGGGAATTAGGTCGTACTTTCCGTTTAAGGGGTCGGTAAATTGTAACGGCGTGTAAGCATCAAAAATGTGGTCTAATAAATCGCCCATCATATTAAAAAACCATTCCTTTTCTAAAAGCTTGGTTTTGTCGGGCATCTCTTTAACCGTTACACTGTCCCTGATGTAATACCTGCAAGCCTCGGTTATGCCCTTGCGGATTTCCTTTTGGCTACCTAAGTGAGCGTCCGGGCTTAGGTATTCGTACAAGTCCTGTAAAGCACTCCAATTAGGCTTTTCGGGATGGTCGGCGGCATCTAATGCATCCCGCCAGTTTTGTATTGTCTTTTTACTTCGGTCAACAAATTCTGTTGTCAACTGGTTAATGATAACCATATCCTCTTTTGGCAGGCCTTTGCCAGCGGCTTGATACTGCCTGCCGATTTTTGAATTTCGGGCGCTCTGTGATGTTAAATTATTTGATGTAGTCATTTACTCGGGTTGGTTGTTTTGATTCAGTACGGGGGAGATTAAAGGCTGTTTAAAGCAATCTGTCCTGTTTAATAGTCATCGTCGTCATATCCTTTAGACCACATTCGGGTTTGCCCGTCATTAGTCTCACTTATTGCCGTAGGTAAATCCGTTTCGATTTCGCCGCTACCGGCAGACTTTAGCCAGCTTAAAGCATCTTCGTAGCGTGATGATCTATGAGCGGGAACATCTTTGTTTGGTGTTTGCGCATATAGATGATAAAGCGTTAAATCTATTATCAGCATCACTATAAATTCGTCCCGAGTGTCGGGTTCACCTGCCGCTGCAAAAACTACATCTCGGTCTATCCGGCTACCAAGCCAGTTACGAGCCTGCTTGATTGCGGCGTTTTCTGCTTTAAGTAATTTGTAGTTATCACTTAAATTCGGTGTTGAGCCGTCAATTAGTTTTAGGATTTCGGCTTTAATTTGAAAAGCGTAATCGGTGTCTTTTAAAAATCTCATATTTAATATTCGCTGCTTACATAATTTTCACGCGCAATAATTCGGGGGTCGAATGATTCCACGAACGTTGCAATATTCAGTTCCTTTATTCCAACTGCACCGCCATCGGGCGCGTCATCATTTGCGGTGCTGCCTTTTTCAAATTTCAGATGCTGTTCAATTGCTTCAATTTGGTCGGCATGTTCTTTTTCCTCTATGTTCCAGAATACCCAAAGGCGTTTAAAAAAACCTAATACGCTTTCAATGTGGTTGGCTTTGTCTCCGTAGCTTTTAACGTTGGGTTCTACGGGGATATAGTAGCCTCTAACTTCGCCCTCTGCATCAAAATCGTTGGTGAATTGATCTTGGGCAAACAGGCCATCAAAAAAGAACCGTATATTATAGATATGGAGTTTTTTATCTTCGTAAAGGTTGTAAAGCCATTCAGCTACTTCGCTTCTGTCAGACTGGCGGCAAAACGTATGGATAAAATGAATTTCCCTTTTAGCTTTACCCATCAAAAAGAACGCTTTAAAATCGCCTTGGGCTTTATAAGATAAGTCACCAACACAAAGCAGCGCATCATACTGGTCAAGCGGTAGCATTTCTTTCCACTGCATGTATTCAGCCTTAAACTTTTTACCTTTTTCAACATGTTGGTGCATGTATTCACGTAAAAAGGCTGATTCATCCTTTTCGTATTTTTCACGCCAATAACCTGATGTAGCTTTTGCAGGCCATGTAGGTGTAAATGTTTTCAGGTCGGTAACCGCGCAAACAACTAAAACATAGTAGTTTGACTTTCTTTTGTTACGCTGGTCTATTTGAATTGCTTTGTTGAACCATGCTTCAAGGCGGTGGGTAATACTGTTTTTATGGAAGTCGTTATTGACATATACCATTCTTTCAGTAGAATAATCAGACGCGTCAAAACAACCCATTACCTCGCCGGTAATGTAGTCGACACCGTCTTGCATAATCACGTTGTTGTTTACGTGCTTTTTGGTGTCAACGTCATCAATTGAAATATAAGTCGGCCTTTCCGCGCCCTCTCTGATACCGCGTGGCGACTGTCCGAAACCTAAAGCAACGAACCGCGCCCCGTCTGTCGTCATAAAGTCGCCATCAGACCACGTCCCCTTGCTTACCTTGCGGCCATAGTCGTTTATGAAGCGCTGGTTGTATTCAAATTCAGATTGTATGTCACCTAACAAGCGTTTTGCTTTAGTCTCGGTTTCGCCAATTAAAAGATGAAAGTGGGTTTGTATGCCCTTTAGATGCTCGGTTACGTATAGGAACATTGACACGCCAACGTTGGCATGAACAGACTTAGCCCCCGACCTGTAAATTTTACCTTGGGTTTTGCTTTTCCGGCTGCTGATAATCTTATCGGCAAATACATGGTGGAATGGTGCGCATTGTACTTTGGCATAACGATGAAAGTAATATTCAAACCATCTTACATAATCTTGTTCAAGCCAGGCAATGCGTTCAGATTTCGCCTTAGCCGATTCCCCAATATCCACCACCGCCGCCTTAATAATTTTATGGCAGTGCAGGTCATAGTTTTTTAACAGCTTATCCCACTTTGTTTGGTCAAATGGCTGGTCATAAACCGCCAATGAACCATACCAGTCCTTGTCAGTTTTAACCATAGATATTGATTACGTGTAAAATAAACCGTCTGTGAATAGGTAAAGCTTTTGCGGCCAGTGCAGGGTCTTGTTCGGCGGTAAAGTCGTCAAGCATTTTTATCATTGTCATCACAACCCGTGGGTTAACCTTTGTATCTATGCTATCCAGTGCTTTAGATATTTTACTTATTGCATCCGCATTAAGCTTAGGTTCCTCACCGGCTGCTATAGACTGAAATTCCTTAAGCAATAATTCTTTGATTTTATGGGGTGAGGCAAGCAACTGATCCCTCCTGGTATCCCACTGGTCGGCTTTGCGCCAATTGCCAACCGTTTTCTCCTGAATGTCTAATGTTTCGGCAATATCCTTAGCGGTGTATCCCAATTCAATAAACATCATTTCTGCTTGTTTGCGCAGTATGTCCTTTTTAGCCATCAAACTTTTTTTGAAACAAAAAAAGCACCCTGAAAGGGTTAAAACTAAATAGTGTCTAAGTGTTAAATGATTGTTTCTAAGGTCTGTAAGGAAGTTTTTTCAGCTTGTTTTTCCGGCATATACTTGCTCAACGATTAAACGCAGAGCATGATTTATAGGCAGCTGAGTGCTACAAAAGGAGAACTCAAATTTTACGGTGATGTTTCAGAATGGTGGATTTCGGGCGATGATTACGACCGCACAGTCACAGAAATGATGTCCAAATTTCAAAGTATTGACATTCGTATGCACTGCTATGGCGGTTCTGTTTTTGAGGGTGAAGTAATATTCAATACTAACCAAAAGTATTGGGGGAAAATAAAGATCATTATAGACGGTGTTGCGTGTTCTATGGCCAGCATAATAACCATGTCAGTTGCGGAGGTAGAAATAGCCGACAACGCCTATATAATGATTCATAGCCCCTACGCAGTAACAGCAGGAACTGCTAAAGATCATTTTTCAGCTGGCAAACTCCTTGCCAACATGGAAAAGAGTTTCGGGAAAAGGTTTGCCGCCCGGACAGGCCAATCCGAAAAAGATGTACAACAGTGGTTTGATGGTGCTGACCATTGGTTTTCGGCTGATGAAGCTAAAGGCCTCGGTTTGGTAACTGCAATAATACCTGCTGTAGTAACCAATATTGAAACCTTGGGCAAGCCCGATGCCGGTTCAAACGTTGCCACCCTCTTTAACAAATATTCAGCCCTTTTAAATCCTGTTAACAACACAAATCCTTTAACGAATAGTAAAACAATGAAAAAAGAACTTATTGAAAAATTTGGGCTAACCGGCGTTACAGAAAACAGTACGGATGCCGAAGTTATTGCCGCCATGAATGCCAAAATAAATGCAGGCGAAGAAACCGTAAAGGCACAAAACAAGATTGCTGTAGGCGCTTTAATCGGCTATGCCGAAAGCTTCAGGGAAACCGAGTTTACAGCGGAGCAAAAAGCAAGCTTTGAAACCGTTGGCGAAAAAGCAGGTATTGACGCTTTAAAAACGGTGTTAGGTTTCGCGCAAGGCACACCAGCTGTCGCAACTACCCCCGAAGCATCAGCAGCAAAGCCGCAACCAGTTGCGCGTGTAGTTAGCATGATTAATTCACAAAACGGCCAAAGGGTAGTTGCTGCCGACCGTAAAAGCTGGGCTTGGAATGACTGGCAGGAAAAGGATGAAGACGGTTTAGAGGAATTGCGGACTAAAGACCCCGCTGCTTTTAAGGCGCTCTACAAGGCCGAATACAAGGTTGAACCACAGTTGTAATCAACCTTTAAAATTACTTTAAACAAACTTTAAACAATAAAAATGAAGCCAATTTTAGCTTTTATTAACTCAATTTATGCGGTATTACTTGTAGTTATCCTATCAGTAATATTAGCAATTCAATTCAATTTGCCGATAAAGCCGGCATTGTTCACTTTGATGGCCGTTTCGTTCATGTTGTCATTCGTGCCGCAACGCAAAGGCGTACTTAATGCTGGTATTTTGAAAGAAATGTTCACAGGCGAAGTTATAAAATATATAACCACCGCATTGAAAGCGACTTTCTTGGATGGCATTGAAGACTTTTCCAAATACGTGGCTAAGGTAGATGACGAGATGCAGGTTATTAACCTTGCTGCAATGAACGTACTACCTGACGTGTTAATCAATAACACAACTTATCCAATCGGATACCAGGAGTTAGGTATTACGCCGGTGGCAATTACGCTCGACAAATTTCAAACAAAAGCAACGCCAATTACCCGCGATGAAATGTATGCCAGTTCTGTAAAGAAAATTGAACTGGTTAAGGATAGGCATGGTAAAGCACTTTTGATTAAACAGATCAGAAAGGCAATACACGCTTTCGCACCTGGTTCAAATACAGCGGCAATGCCGGTATTGGTTACAACAGGCCCCGATGATGGAACAGGCAGGAAAAGGCTGTTATGGGAAGATGTTTTGGGTTTGAAAACTCAAGCGGATAACCTTGAATTAGAAAACCGCCGCCTTGTCCTTTGTAATGAGCATGTTAATGACTTAATCCTGTTGGATAAGGATTTCAAAGCCCTATTCTATAACCGTGCTGATGGTAAGATTTTAAGTCAACTTGATTTTGATATTTTCGATTATGTGGGTAACCCTTACTATAATCCATCTACAAAAACTAAATTAAGTTTCGGCGCGGTACCATCTGGTACCGATAGAAAAGCCTCTGTTTTCTTTTCTACCGACCGTACCGCTAAGGCAATAGGTTGGACTGAAATGTACGAGGATTTACCTGACACTCAAATGCAGCGTTATGCTGTGAACTTCCGTCAAAATGCCATCTACCTGCCAACAGCGGAAGAAGCGCGTGGAGCGATTGTTTCAGCTAACGTGTCCTAACACCCCGGTTTTAATAACTATTAATTTCACCTAAAAGCACAACATTGGATTTAAATGAAAAAAATGCAGGGGTTGCAGGAACTGCTACCCCTGCTGCTGGCGACACAGCAAACCCAGCCACTACAGCAAAGCCCGCTGCAAAATCAGGAAACCGCGCTGCAAAGCCCGCTACTGACAAAGGTAAAGAGGTTAAACCGGCTAAAGACGTTAAGCCTGCAACCCAAACTTCTGATAAGGGCATTGACGGGAAAGATGAAAAAACCGAAAAGCAGGCGAATGCACCCAAAGAACCATTGGCTAAAGATAAGCGCAGCAAGGCTAAGGAAATTGCCGACAGGATGAATGTAAGCGAACTGCACGAAAATGAAGCTGGTGAGTTTTTTACCTCTCATAACCTGGCTATGTTAAGCGTTGGCCAAGACCCCAATAAACTTAAAAAGCACACATTCTAATTATGTTAGATTCAGTTGAAATAACAAAAGGCCACCCCGTTGCGGCTGTCAGTTCGGAGGCCTCGGTAACGAGCGGCCTTATCGCTGGCGGGGTGGCCGTGGCTGGTAAACTTGTGCTGGGCACGGTTTACACATTGCTGCGTATTTCTGACGCGGCAGACCTGGGCTTAAATGCCGCTTATGATGCAACCAATAACGTGGCCGTATTTCATCACATAGATGAATTTTACCGCATGCGTGGCGATGGTGCAACCCTGTATTTGATGGTACTGGCACAAACGGTTTTACCGGCTACAGTGGTAGCCAACCAAGCACGCACAATGATTTCTACCGCTAAAGGCGAGATCAGGCAAATTGCGATAGCATTTAACCCGGCCAGCGGATATACCGAAACCCTTACAGATGGTTTTAATTCTGATGTACGGGCGGCTATTGCACCCGCACAGGAGTTTGCCGCATGGTGTTTTGATACCGATAGGCCTGTGAGTGTATTGCTTGAGGGGCGTTCATTTACACCGGCACCAGGGGGCGCAATAGATTTGCGTTCTTTAACAGTTGGCGAGGGTATTGACTTAGAGGCTGACCGGGTAAGTATCATTATCGGTCAGGATTGGGACTTTGCCGAAGCGCGTGACGCGCTGGGTAAAAAGTACGCTGCTGTTGGTGCTGCCTTAGGTACACTGGCTCTAATTAAGGTAAACCACAACATGGGCGAGGTTGAATTTTTAAACCTAAGCGATGCCCTTAAAAGCAAGTTCATAAGAGCCGGTTTAAGTTCACACGCCAAAGTTGAAGACGTTGAAGCATCTCTTCAAACGCTCGATGACAAGGGTTACATTTTCCCTGTTACCTATTCGGGTATATCGGGTTACAGATGGAACGGCGACCACGTTTGTACACCTATCATTATAGACGATCAGGGCAACATGAACGCTCACTATATTTCCTTAGGCCGTACCGAAGATGATGCCATACGCAAGCTTAAAGCGGTAATGATGCCAAAGGT